CATGGGAGATACATGCTGAAAAACTAGTTGAAGATCTTTTTGTGCCTACTTATGAAGATGATATATAAATGGTATGAGAACACCTATCATTAAATATAACGATAAGTTTTTAAATAGTATCAGTTGGTTCATGAGGATCGGCGGCATTACTCTTTGGCCATTTGTGGTTTTAAGAGAAAGGTACAACTCAAGTCAATACTGGAGGAGAGTCGCTGAAAGAATTATTAACCATGAGTCTATTCATATCAAACAACAGGAAGAACTTTTAATTATACCATTTTATATTTTGTATGTAACAGAATGGTTCTTTAAATTGTTCTTTTATGGTAAAGATTCTTACTACAATATCTCCTTTGAAAGAGAAGCTTATACGAACGATGAAAATCTAGACTACTTAAAATCTAGAAAGAAATACGCTTGGATAAAAAGAATTTTTAAGTAGATATATAATATGTTACTAACATGGTATACATATAAACCTTTTAAATAAAATATAAATGTCAGCAAAGAGAAGACGAATCGGAGATTCAACCACAACAATTCCAGTAGAAGTAAAAGCTACTAACACACAAACGCAGGTAATAACTAAACCTCAAGTTAAAGAAGAAAAACCTGCAGACCCATACGCAGAATTTTATGATGAAAACGGAGAGTTCCTTTGGGAGAAGTATGAAGGTACTTGTCCAACTCAAAACAGAACTCCAAATCCTCATGTGAAAACACAAGACGGAGATATAGTATTTTCTAGAGAACCTTATGCTCAAGAACTATATGATAAAATGAAGCAATATGGGCAAGAGATTAAACCAAAGGTACATGAAGGTGAAATACATGAAGGTATAATCCATGGGATTGACCATAACTATATTACTGTAGATATAGGTTATAGAGAGTTGGTATATGTAACTTTCGGTAAAGAATCTACGGAAGTTCAACAATCTTCAGTTGGCGATGAGACTGCTGTTTTAATTACAGACACTAAAGGCACTTTATCAGGAACTATTACAGGTGGTGTTAAACATAAGACTTTTACAGATCTTAGGAATGCAATCGATGAGGGTAGAACTGCTTGGATAGGTCTAGTTAAAAATATGATTGACAAGGGTGGTTATGTTGTAACAATCCAAGGTATAGATTGCTTTATGCCTGGTTCGTTAGCAGGTATTAATAAATTATCTGACTTTGGCTCTATTGTTGGAGAAGAGATTTATGTGGTACCGGTTAGCTTCTCTGCAGATAGAGGTACAATTGTAGTTTCACATAGAAAATACTTACAAGCGCTTATTCCTTCTGAGATTGAAAAGTTAAAACAAACTATTGAAGAGGAGAGAGAAGGTAATGTAACTGGAACTGCAAAATACGGAGTATTTGTAGAATTTAACCAATGTCTTACTGGTATGATTCATAATAATGATTTAGATGAAACAACTTTAGCTAAATTTAAGGCTAGGGAGATAAACCCAGGAGACTCAATTAAATTTAAAGTAAAAGATATAGTAAGCAATAACAAGATTACATTGACACAAAAAGATGTGGTTGACATTAACCCTTGGATTAACATTAGCAAGAGGTATGCAATACCATCTGTAGTGGAGGCAGTCGTTAAGTCTAGAAAAGACTATGGTTTATTCATTAATATAGAGGATGGTGTAACTGGATTGTTACATATTAGTGAGATTGGTGAAGAAACTATGTCAGTTTTTAATCCAGGTGATAAAATTACAGTTCAAATCACCAGAATTGATGAGGCAACGATGAAGGTATTCTTAAAAATGCCCCAATAACTCTCTCAGAAGAGTTTGATATATATTGAAAAGTAATATCTTACTCTAAATATGCAAAAACTAAACAAAGATTCTAGTAGAATTTCGATACTCAATGGAAGTCAAATTGGTATCGAGTTTGAATTTTACTCTAACTTAGAGCTGGAGGAGACTCATAAGGCTTTATCTAAACTACTTAATCGTAAGATTAGATTAGAAGATAAAGCACATTCTGACTTTCAACCTAGTTCCGAAGTTTTCAAGATGGAACCAGATATGTCTGGCGGTAAAGGCTTGATTGAGTTAGTTACTGGCGCAATGCCATATCGAGACGCTCGATTAGTTATTATCAAAATGTTGAATTGGATTAAAGAGAATGGTTATACAACAGACCGTGCATCAATTCACTTAAATATGTCTTTTAACCCAGACTATTTAGAAGATACAATGATGATTGCTAAAATGAATATTTTAAAATTTATTTTAGAGTTTGATGAGAAGAGGATCTATAAGTTCTTCCCTAATAGAAAGAATTCCACTTATGCAAAATCAATTAAATGGGTTATGCCTAAGCATGAGGCTTTTTATTACAATGAAAATCTAATTAGTTCAGATAACTTTACTTTTGCTAATACTAAATACTATGGTATTAATTTTGAGAAAGCTTTGAAAAATTATTTAGAGTTTAGATATATTGGTGGTAAAGATTATGAGAAAAGAGGGGATGATATTTTACATTTAGCAGAAATGTTTATCATGTCAGTATGGAAATCTTGTTTTAACCCTAGGTTTACTCCTGAGAATAAAATAGAGATGAAGAGGATTTTACAGAAGAATGCACCTCTTATGGAGATGTTAAAAGACCATACCGCCGTAAATAAGCATTGGCCTAAGATACATATACTGGTAGACTTACAAGACCACCCATCTGTCGTAGAAGTACAGTGGAATAGATTTAAGACAAAAGTTTTAGATCTTTTGGCAAATGGCGGAATGGAAGAAGGCATAATTAATTATGATTCTGACTATGGGTCGGTTCAAGTTAAAGACGGTAAATTTAAGGTAGCTTATTTGCTGGACGGATTTGAATTTGTAAATTGTGAGTTGGCAGGCAACATTGAGAATAGTGGAATTTATGGATGTAAAATCACTGGAGCTCAAGTGCTGAGATCTCAACTCTACCAAGGTACAGAAGCTATGGACTCAAAAATTGAGTCTTCTTTTGTTCACGGAAGTTGTACCTTAAAAAATTGTTACGTTTTCGGAAGAGACGGTATTTTTAAAGGTAAAATGGAAGGAGGTATTTTTAGAGAGGGTTATGTAGGTCCACATGCAAGATTCTCTAAAGAGACCGAAGTTATTGTTAGTAAAAAAATTAAAACATAAAAATGAGCGAAATTAGAAGCGGCAATCTTAACGATTTAAGTACACCAAGAGATTTTGGTGCTAACTGCTTAAATGAGTTTCTTCAAGAATTAGGAGATGATTTAACAGGAGCTTGTATGGTTCCAGTTAATTTACCTCAAAGAGAGATTGTTAACATTATCAAAAGGGCTAAGAAATGGTTCTATAAGCAGTATGAAGACTCTGTGAAAGAGAATTACTATATAATACCTAAATCTGTTTTTGAGTCTAATTATTTTAAAACCCATAGGGCTTTGAATTTACCAGGAGCAGGTGCTGATGGTGGAGGTGGAGTTTACTCTGTTTTTGGAGTTTATGACACTGGTAATGGGTTCAATTCTACAGGCGGAGGTCTTGATGTTAGATTTCAAAGCGGTGGAGACTTTGCTCTAGAAAAAATGTTATTTAGAGGCTTATATGAAGGCGCTGGAGCTGCCGAAGCCGCTGAAGAATTACAATACTATGTATTGAACCAATCATTGGCTGATATGTCAAGAATGATTACAGAAAATCCTATTAGTTTTAATTACACTAGATTAAATGGTGAGTTTAAAATTATGGGTGATACACCTAAAGACGATGTAGTACTTCATGTATATGAAACTATATCCGATTGTGCACTTTATTCAGATGAAATATTTTTTAGATATTGTTCTGCTAGGATAAAACAATCTTTAGGTGCTAAGTTAGGTATTTTTAAATTCGCATTACCAGGTAATGTAGAATTTGATTATGATGCGATAAAAGACATGGGCGACACCGAATTAGAGTCGATTATCGAAGAAATTAAGGGCGACGAAGGCGTGGATTATATGTTCCACTCATAATTAAGCCGAATACATATATAAATGGATTTTTACATTAAATATATAGGTGACCCGAATTACAACGCGACACAACTACAAAACAACGGTGAGATTGAGCAATTAATTACTCAAATCGAAACTATTCTATTCACTAGAAAAACTGATGTTTTAGGTTCTGCTCAATTTGGTTGTAATTTAGAAGACTTGGTATACTCTTTGAATCAAAATGAGTATAATATCAAGCAAGAAATCAACAATCAGATTAACTCTTATTGTCCGCTTGCTACTAAATATCAAGTTGCCACCGATGTAAAATTCTTCAAAGGTGAAGTTAGAGATATTGCATATATTGATATTACCATTGATAGTAAGTATTTAGTACAAATAAACCTTAGATAAAAGAGATAAATAATACATGGCAGAGTTAAAATTTTTAGAGACGGTAAGAGTTAGTGCAGATCAAATCAAAGCTGACACGAGAACTTTTATTAGTAGAGTTTACAAAAGAGCTAACACTCTTTTTACTGAAGCAAGTCCTTTTGCTCAGATTATTTCTGTATTCTCAGAGCTGTATGAGCTCATTATGTTCTATATAGAGGATGCTGTAGTAGAACAAAACATTTACACTGCTCAACAAGCAGAGTCTATATATGGTATGTCAAGATTGACTGGCCATGATGCAACCAGAGGTTTTGCTGCAACAGGGGAGATAGAATTTAGATGGAAGCCAGGTGCAGACCTTAGTGTAATCGCTGGAACAGGATTAAATATAGATCCAAGAGCAGAGTTAGTATGTGAACTTAACAGTATGACATATACATTATTATCCTCTAAAGATAGATTTAGATTAGAGAAATCTAATATGACTAAAATAACTGCTGCTGTTATTCAAGGTAAATATGAAAGACAAACTTTAACAGGTACAGGAGAAAAGCTTCAGTCTTTTAATGTACAAACAAAGAAATTATCAGATCACTCTAAAGTTAGTGTTTCTGTAAATGGTGAAAAATGGACAAAACATAATTCACTTTATGATTTATTAAATAACGAGAAAGGTTATCTATGTAAAACTGGTATTTCCGGAGGAATTGATGTTTATTTCGGTAATGGTGCTTTCGGTGCTATTCCAGCTTTAGGTTCTACTATTGAAGTAGAATATGTAAACCATGATGGTTTTATGGGTAACATAGATGATGGTAGAGATATTACTTTTAAATGGCAAGCAGAAGGAACTGATTCCTTAGGAGGTGAACATGACTTAAATGAATTTTTAGATGTTACATGTACTTCATCTCCAAAAATGGGTGCTGATAGAGAGTCAACAGACTTTACAAAAATTATGACCCCTCTAGCTTCAAAATCTTTTGTTTTAGCAACTCCAGATAATTATGAGTATTTCCTATCTAGATATGGATTATTCTCGTATATAGATGCTTACAATACAACATCGGACGAGTATTTAGATGATGATAATGTTATCTATATTTTTGCAGTTCCAGATGTAAAAAAGAAATTAGCTTCAGGTCAAGATTACTTTTCAATTCCGGAGAATGAAATGTTCTTCGACCAGAATGAATATGATAAAATGTCACAAGTGATTCAAGATAGTGGCCAACAAATGGTTACAACTGAAGTTGTGTTTGTAAAACCACAAGTTAGAAAATACAGTATGGATATTAACATAAGGTATTTTGAAGGTTTTAGTAAAGAAGAGATTTTTAATGATGTCAGATCTGCAGTAAGTGATTACATGTTAAATGTAACAAGAAGAGACAAACTGCCTAAATCCGATATTGTCTATATTCTAGAAGAAATAGAAGGTATTGATGCTGTTAATGTCAGATTCATTTCAGAAACTGAAGAAACAGCTAGAAGACTTGGTTACTATGAGTCTGTTACAACAACAGTTCAACCACAGGAGCCAGTAGTCTTAGAAGATATAGGTAACGGTAAACAAAAATACATCTTTTTCAAAAAAGTAGAAGAAGTTAAAGTCGTTGACGTTGACGCTTCTACTGTGATACCGTACACCGTAGCTGGTTTAGACGAGTGGGGTGATATAATCATGGAAAAAGAAGAAGTTGCAGTCTTTAGGGGCGGATGGCAAGATCGTGATGGTGACGAGATTGTTGATAAAGCTCTAATTAATGCTGAAGCAGCATTATCTGTAAACTTTGACCCAACGCCGGTTACTAGGACTATTTATACTAGAGTACAGGCTGGAAATAGAAAAGCCTTAAAATAATGTCGTTGTATAAAGATTTATTAGCATATAAAAGACAGAGCCTTTACAAGGCTGCTAAAACTAGAAAAGACGCTAGGTTAAACGTTGGTGCAGACTATCAAGATATAGGATTGCTTCAAAGAATGTTATCAAGACATATTCAAAGAAATCAAACTCTTAGTGAGTTTATCAATTTTCTAAATGATTATCTTTTAAATATACTAAAGGGTAATAGATTTCTAAGAGGTTACAAGAATTATACTGTGAAAAAAGACGACAAGTACATTAGATAATTATGTGGAGTAATTTAAGATTTTTTAACGGGACTACAAGTGAAATACAATTAGAAGTAGTAGATGGTATCTGGCAAGGTTCTATCTATTTACCTGTTGTGTCTACTCAGTTGTACGAGACAGTTAATCTTTTTATTTTAGAAGAAGGCTTAGATGAGGATGGTAATTCTATTATCAATACCCCAGTTTCTCCTGATGGAACCATAACACAGTTTGATTTTAAATGGGAACCTACTAAGGTCGACCAATCTGAGGATATAATTATGTATGGCTACACTTTAAGTGGTGGCAAGCCTATTATTAAAGAATTAAAAACTCAAAGCAAAGATTTAGATCCTTTCTCAAATATAGTAAGTCAAGATTCAAATTGGCTTAAAACGCTAAGCGTTAATAATAATGTTGCAATTCAAGTTAACATTGCACTTAACTCTACAAGAGAAGGTATACATAAAAGAGTTTTAGAAATTAAAGCGGGTACTAGTGTAATTGCTAGGATTCAAGTTTATGGTGAGGTAGAAGGTGAAGATGAAAGGCTAAAAGTTTTACTAGCTAATTTAGGTAATTCTCTACAGGATTCAGACTTTTTACTTTTCAAATCTCATGATATTTCTGAACAAGCTCCTAACCAAGTTTTAATGAATCAAAAGAGAAAAGAGCTCTTGTTAGAATTACATAACATTAAGCCTTTTGTTGGTACATATAAAGCTATCTTAAATGCGATAGATTACTTTGGGTATGATAAAATTACGTTAAAAGAATATTGGATAAACGTAGATAAATCAGAGAATAACTTTGGTAAACTACATGCTATTCCAGTTCCTAACTCATCCGTAAGAGGTGAGATGACTAGAAAGAGATTAAAGTTCAAAGTACCTTCTTCAACTATGAAGAAAACTAGTAGATTTTCTCTAGTCTATAGATTAAATGAAACTAACGGTACTTTTGACCAATGGGATATTCCAAACGTAGATGAAGTATTTGATTACACTCCTGATGAAGTTATTATCAAATTATATGGTTTAAAAAATAGACTACAAAAAGATTATCTACCACTTGAGGCTAAGATTATAGATATTACTGGAGAAGGTGATTACTTTACTCAAAGAAATTTAAACATTTGGAAAGTACAAAACCCAATCGGTTTCTTTACTGAAGGACATAAAATTAAATATGAGGTTTATCCAAATGACAGAGATCTTTTTATTGAAGATACTTCAAATGTTTTAAAAACTAATTTAGCACAAGATTTCTATCAAACTGCTGCTAACGAGCAGGCAATTGCTCCTACTAATAATTACGAAAACTTCTTAAACCTTAAACCAGGTGAAGAAGGTAATTTAACAGTAGCCCAAAGAACAGAAATGAAGAATATCTTTAGAAACTTCTATGCAACATACCATGATAGGAATTTACATTCATATAACGAAAATATTCCGATTGGATGTCCAGTTATTTTAGATGGTGTGCCTTCTTTTGATGATGTGTGGGATGAAGCTAATTTTGTTTGGGACGATGCTGTCGATGCAAATCAAAATCTAAAAGTAACTTGGGATAACTGGTGGAAGAAGTGGGTTTATGAGATTGAATGGCTTATTGACGGACCGAATGGTTTACACCAAGAATATAGAGGTGGTATTGATGACTATAAGCAATTAGCTCTTAATTTACCTTATATAGGTTCATATACAGTAGAGATGAGAACATACGACTTGTTTGGTCACATGTCTTTCTACAAAACAGAAGATTTATTTGAAGTTAAATTAAAAGACTTAGAACTCTATGGTATCTATAAATGGTTAGATACAGATCAAAATGGAGTTGGAGCCACTTGGGATTCTAAGAAAATAGAATGGAATAAGACTGGCGGCTACTGGAATTTTGCTCAAGATAATGAGACTAAAGTTGAAGATAATATTGCAACTTTATATTTAACTCTAGACAGAGCAAACTATACCCACATGGAAGATGACCAAGGTGTTAGATTCTCAACGGTTAGGAGATACCAAGATCCTTACTCAGATACTGGTTATTCTGAGACAACAGGACCTTACCAATGGGAAGAGTCTACGTTTAGATGGAAAGACACTGAACATTTATGGTGGGATTCAATGAGAGTTGGTCCGGATTTGGCAGCTTCTTTTAAAATCGACTGGATTGAATTTGGAGATACTTTAAGAATTGTACACACAGATCCATCAACAAACATAACTTCATTTGGTGAACACACAATTACTACACAAACACCTGTTAATGCTGGTGATTATGCTGGTTGGACTGCTGTAATAGCGGATCTTGAGACTAGTACAGATCCTATCATAAATAAATTTAATTTTAATGGTGTTTTTGAAGATGTAAATAACGATAATGATGTGATTGACCCAACAGATAAATTTTTACATATTTTATGTGTGGGACAAGAATATTCAAAAACTTATGACTTTGATTCGGTTGAGATAATTAAGGCTACAAACGCCTCTAATGCTCAAATAAGCGGTCAAGTTAACGTAAAACATTACAACCCAACGTGGGATGACACGAAGGTGTTTAAAAACCACGCTACAGTAGATAGATCTACTCACGTAACTATATCAACAGATATTTCTAAGTTTCCTGGTGCTAAAAATCCTAAATGGACAATAACCAATATAAGTAACCCAGAAATAACTGATATATACTATAATAATATGTGGCTGACGTACATTTTCAAGGAGCCTGGAGATTACTCTATTCAACTTGAAGCGGAAGATACATATAACAACAAAAACGTCATAAGACGTAACATGATAAAAGTAAAATAAACTAAAATGGCAAACATTACAGAAATTTTAGGTACCGACTCGGTATCGTCTTCAAGACCAACTATTAACAGTAACTTTGAGTTGTTAAACGACGAGTTAGCTTCTGTAATTGCTCTGTTAAACCCTACTACTTCGGTATTAAGTGGATTAACTAGTGCAACTACAAGTGCATTAACAGTTAATGATGGTACGAATCTTTTAGTTGCAAATTCATCAGGTTTAACAGTTAGCACCGCTTCTGCGTTTGCTGGTAACGTTGCATTTGGTGGAAGAATTGCTAAGTCCGGTGTTGTTGGAACTGCTTCAGCTCCTGCAGCTAACTTAGCTCCTTCTGAGATAACTAAAGGTTCTTACTTTATTAATGCTGCATTTACAATCCCAACTGCGGTTGATGGAACAGAAGTTACTTTGATTAATGTCGGAGGTGCTAGTTCAGCGGTTACTGCTGGAACAAGTGCTTCTCTAGGTGCTACTTCAATAGCATTAGATGGCACTAACTCAACTTTAACATTAAGATGTTTTGAAAACAAATGGTATATTATTAGCGCATACGCTTGTACTATATCGTAAATTAACGAATTAAACTGAAACCTAATAGATGGCAACTCCTTTAGTTAGAATACCACAGCCACAAGGTGGCACGATGTATGCTTTTGCATCTTCAGCAAGAGATATGACTAGGGCGTTTAACAGTTCTGATTTGAATTTCGAGTTTAGTAAATTCGCTTTACTAGACTTACCGGATTTCACAGATTCTGTAAACGGCTCTAATACTATTGACTTTGAGCTGAACTTAAAGCAAGCGTCGGGACAAGCTTATGTAGCTGGACAACCTAATGTAGATTGGGCACAAACATTCCAGAACTATGCTTTAAATATGGAAGAGATTCTACTTAAGGATGATGACTATGACCCAATTATTTTAGCGTCAGACGCTGAAAAGATTTTCTTTAAGTGGATGTCTGCTTTGGGCGCAATCGGCTTTAGACCTACAGATTCTAACGAATCTACTACAGGCGCTTATTCTGAGAATGACAACGCAAGTCTAGGAGGTTCGAACTACGATAAAGTAGTCAAGTATTTAGGTACTATTGATGCAGAGAATGATGTGGCTTACCAAGGTAACACATATCACGAAGTCTACATTAACGTACCAACGTCTGTTGGAAATACTCCGTTGGTTTTATTTAAGCCGACTGACTATAATACA